TATTTACCATCGTATGGTTTAACGAAGTTATCAATATCTCTATAGTTTTCGACATCGCCTAGATAAGGTTTTCTATATCTACCTTTATTTCCTTTCCTAATCCACTCTTCTCCATCCCAGACAACATATCCCATACCTTTAATATCTTTCCAATCTCCTATACGAGGTTCTGCTTGTCCAAGTTCTGGAGTTGGAGGTAAAAGTGAATAAACTTCTTTTAATAAAAATTGAACATCATTAACTGATATTTCTCCATCTTCTTCTAAAAGTTTAACTTTTGCTCTTTTAACTCGATATTGATCTGGATGCATATTTAATAAATATTGAATATGTTTAGGAAGTTTTTCAATTTCTTTAGTAATTTCAGATTTAATATTTTCAGGATCTTCACCGGCTGCTTTTGCTTGTAATGCAGCAAATCCATCAGGAGATAAAGTGTTGTTAGGATTTTTTTTATTCCATAAAACACTAAGATCTTCATACATTTTTGGAACGATCCTACCTTTAGATTCCATATATATTTTTAAAGAATCTTCAGTTCCAGGAATTACTGAAGTGGTAACAACAGTTGGATCAGCACTTATTACGTCACTAGCTAATTTTTTATTTTTTTTAAAAGTTTGATCTGTTGTTTGATTTTCTGGTTTATCCCATTCCCATTGATTAAAATCACCAGCTCTAATTTCAGGTGCAAGTAATTTCATAACTTCTTCATGCGTTTTAGCTGAAGTAGGATGATCGTTACGCATTGCATCATAAAGCTGATTGTATTTTTGAGTAGCTTGATAATTTGCAGCTTCCCATGCATCTCCGGATGGCTGTTCAACTTTTTCAAAAAAAGCTGATTTAATTACACCTTTAATAGTAGAGTCTCTTAAATCTGTTTCTGCTTTTATTAAACTTGCATTACCAGCTTCTGTAGCTATTTTTGACCAATCTGCCCATTTTTTTGGATCTTTAATTCTATTTACATCAGTTTGATAAATAGGTTGTTTATCTCTAATTTTCTGTTCAAAAGTTTCAATAATATCGTCATCATTTTGATCTTCAGTAGAACGTGTTTTCAGATCTGTAAGGTAAGTATCTAACTTTCCCCATTGTGGGTTCCAGTTAGCAATCATGTCATCTATCTCTTGTTCAGTAAATTTTTCACCGTTCTTCCATTTTTCTGCTTCTTTAGCCTGTATATCCATTATGTATTTCTTACCCTGCATCTCAAACTCATCTTGCTCTGCATCCATTGCAGCTTCATTTGCTTCGGTTATATCAATAGCAAGCTGTGCCCATCTAGTTCTCCATCTACCAGCTTTATAAGTTTCACCATTTATTTCAATCTCTTGTTCTTGTATTTCTTCTAAATCTTCAATTGTTATATCTCCTGTTAAAGCTAAACTTTTTAATATTTTAAAAGTTTCATCTAAAGCTTCTTTTCTGTTATAAGAAGTTCCATCAGCTTTTCTAGTACGTTTTATCTCACCTAATAACAATCCAAAATCTTTATTTATAGTAAATTCTTCAACAGCGTTTTGTCTGGTTCTTATGCCATCATCAATATCTTGAGCAGTCTCGTATTGTGTTGTTAACTTTGTATGAGCAGCTAAAACCTTATCGTAAAAACCTACATCTTTATCATTTAGTAGAGATCTATTTACATCTAATAAACCTTGCTCAACTAAATAACGTCTTCGCAAAGCTTTAAGAGCTATAGCCTTTTGGCTCAACGTTTCAGCAGTACTGGGAGTAAAGGTAGTTCCTTTATATTCAAGTTGTAAGTCGTCATTATCTTTCATCTCGCCAGATAACCAACCTTCATAACCATCAGCTGCTATCCTTGATTTCTGTTGAACATATGCATATAAAGCCCAACCAGATAAGTTACTTATATCCTTACCATCCTGAAACGAGCCACCCTCCTCAATAACACTATTAGCAGTCTCATTAAGTTGCTTTTTATTTGTTATGACTGACTCTTTATCAACATAATACTGTTGTTCCTCTTCTGGTGGTATTTGAGTAATACCTATTCCTTCACGAGATTCTAGGTCTTCTTCAATAGCTTGTATCTTACCTCTTTCTATATCTTCTTTTTTTGTTTTCTCAACTCTATTTTTAACAAACCCATCCAATGATTTAGAGAAAACTGAAATAGCTTGTAGTTTTTCTCTATTTCTTTCTCTTTGATTTGATATAAGAATATTATCGTTGCGAATCTTTCGATTTACGTTGGCTTCTTCACCAGCCGTCAAACCTCTAAGTACGTTTGCGTATGACATGATCTAGTTTCCAAATGTTTGTTGTACACCAAAGTTCAACGAATTACTATCAGAAGGTTTACTAAAGTAATCATTTAATTCAGTTTGTAATTCATTATCTGTAAATGAAGCAGGGCTACTAAATTGAGGAATATCGAAGGTGTTATATGCTTCTCCCATAGACATCTGTTGTGTTGGTGCTTGATTAGATTGAGATGGGGGTAATAATGGATTTTGACTCTTAGGAGACATAAAATCACTCGACATATTACCACTAACAGTTTGATAAGGATTAGGGGCTTTATTAGCTTGATATTCGCTAAATCTATTTAAACCAGAACCAGCTATGGATAAAGCAGTACTTAGGAAGCTTGGTCCTTTTTTAAATGGAGTTAATAATGGAGGTGCTTCAGGGCTAGGACGACCAGTTATATATTCAACATAATTGTTTTGGGCTACTTCAGTAGCACCTCTCATATATTTAGTTTGAGCAAGAATAGAAGCATCTCTGGCAAAGGCAGCCTTTGCACCAACCGCTGCATATTCAGCACCTAATTCAGCAATGTTACCTCTACCTGATCTCCTGCCAGTCTGCTCTCCTCCTCCTGCTGAAATCATTTGAGACAATATTCGTTGCTGAGATATTGCTGCATCACCTTGAACTTCTCTTGCTTTTAGTTGAGCATCACTCATAGCATCAATAGCCTCTCTATATTTCTGATCGGTATTAATGTCTAAATCTTGTTTATTATTTCTCCAAATATTTTCTTCATTACGATTCTTAGTATTATAAGCATTGATAGCAAGTTGGTTTTGTTGAGCGATTAGTGAGTTTTCATAAGCTGTTTGTCGTCTTCCTTGGAAAAAACCAAAAAGACTTTGAGCAGCATCAATTCCAAACCCTAGCCCTGCTCCCATTTGTGGAGACATGTTTCCTGAGCACATGGTATTTTACAAAATTCAATAAATGGTAATAAGTTTGGACCATGTAAAACTTCTCTAAGAAATTTAAAGCCCAAAAACTTTAATAGTTTTAGGTGTGTTGTGTTGCGTTTATCGCATATATTCCACAACAAAGGTTCAGTACGTTTATCTAACCATCGTTTAGCATTTCTAGAAAATGCATAAGGATAATCATGAATAACATCTGTACATATCATCCAGATACGTCCATCTGGATATACGCCAGCCAATCCAGCAGTCTTGCCGTTTGGCATAGTGAAATAAATATTGTCGCCAGAATTTAAAAAAAGAGGAACATGGACAACAGGTGTTAATCCATGACCCTCTACTAATTCTCTGTAATCGTCTGAACGTAAGTTTTGTGCAACATCTAAAGCTACTGCTTTTGTAGCTGGATGGATAGTTACTTTAGACACGTCTGTAATATCTTGGGTTAAAATCACCTTCCCAGTTCATAGAAAATAATGTTGCTGGTGAAGGATGTGTTGATTTAATTTCTATATCTAAATTAGTATTTCTTTCATATATAGGTATTGTCTGTATAACGTCTTCTACTATCGGTAAATTGTTTGCTTTTAAAGAGTCTATTTCGGAAGCACTTAAATTAGTTGTGTAATCGACTCTACCTTTTCGTTTAATAGTTGTATCAATATTACCCAGTTGTCCAAAAGTTAAGTGAACTCTATGTACAACTAAAGATGATCTTGTATCTGATCTGGTTTTATCTCCTACTGATTTAGTAACAAATATTGTAGGTAAGTTTAATGACCAATCATATAAATAACCCAACATAAATGTAGTTCCAGTCCAATCACCTTCTACTTCTAAATTTTGTGTACCTGATACAGTATTTGCTTTTGCAAACCTTCCAATATCATTACCCGCATTATGATTATAAACAGCTAATTGTTGAGTACTTACATACCCTGTAGGTCTTGCAAATGTTGTTTTTTTAGTTGTTGCATTATAAGAGCCTGAAGATAATGCAGACAATTGACTATGTCTATCTAAATGAATAGGAAAATCTTCAACACCTATAGTTGTGGTATCATCTTGTTTCTTTACATCAATAGCTTCTATTACAACATCTGCTCCACTTTTAACAACTACATAATAAACATCATCCAGTATTGCATGATGTATTAATTTACCTGATAACAACCATCTAAACCATGCTGACTGTACTCGTTTTTCTCCATTACTATAAAACCTAAATCCCCATACTTCGTTTGTTTTAGCACTGTTATCATAATATTTTGATGCTAAAAGTAATAAACTATTTTCTTTAGAAGTTGTAGGTTTAGTTAAATTTATTGGTAATTTTTTAGATACAATTTTACTTTGCTCTAAAACTGTAGGCTCACCTTCACGTCTTATATCTGCCATCTCAAAAATTCTTGAGTTTTTACCAGTACTATTTATAAAACCTGATGTTGTTCCTAAAGAAAAAGGTACAGTTTTAGGATTGTAGTTATAAGAACAAAGATAATTTATTTTAGCTGTAGAAGGTGTTAAAGCATCACTGTCCGTAGTTAACATAAATTGTTGATTAGAACTAAATAATAAAAGTCCTGAGTTAACTTCTATACCATCATGCAAAGTTGTTGGGAAAGTTGAACTAGCTTGAATATCTATAGGATCAGAAGTTGATTCTGACATTGCTGTAGTACTAAAGAAATTGAAAAAATCATTAGTTTTAGACATGATGACATTACCCTTACTTAATACAACTAGCCTGTTTCTAAAGAAAAGCATTTTTTCTAAAGTGCTTCCTATGAAACTAGGTACAGGGTTTGTGTTGTCATCTCCTACATCACGTTTTGTATAATTTATTGATTGAACTAAAAACCTGCCTTGAGGATATGTATTTCCAGCTAACTCTCTCACTACCCTAATAGGCATAGTATCTGGATCTATTTCTATATCAATTCCTGGCGCAGGACATTCTTCCCAAACACCTTCACCGAAATAATCCTGATTACCTGTACCTGCATTATTTTGTTTAAATTTTAAATAAAAATCGTCATCTTCATCTCCACTATTAACTATCTTCACTACAAAATTATGTCTGCAATTAGTAGGTAATTCAGCTACGGTGTTTGCTTCGTTAGTGACAATATTCATTAACTGTGGTTCTGGAGTACTAACAGCAAACGCTGTACTGCGTTTTAGATGTAAACAATTACCAGTGATAGTTGCAGTAATTCCAGTGCCACTAATAGCATCTAACGCATCTTTCATACCTCCTAAGATTCCAGCAGCAGTAACAGCTTCATCTGCACTAGAAGAAGTAGCGGCTGGTCTTACTGCCGCAATATTAGCTGAAGATTTAATATTTACATGTGATTTTACTTTTACAGTTCCACTAAAACCATTTTCTAGTGTGTAAGCGTATGTGTCATCAGTATCCCAACCTTCACCACCAAATTGTAGTTTTGCAAAAACTTGGTATGAGTCATTGTATTGAGGACCACTACTACTACCACCAAGGTTTTGTGGGTCAACAACAGGGGTACATCTAGCATCTATTTCAAATCTTAAATTCTTTTTACCACTAGCAGTTGCATTCACTACCTCTCTCGTCATACGTCTGCAAGAGCCATCATTTTCGCTATCAGTTATGTTTGGACTAAAAGTATCTGTATGTGCCAAAGATGTAGCTCTATCTTCAGATATTGAACTTCCAGGATTTGCAGGGTCGTATATATTTAAGGCATATTGTTTACCATAAGATACAGTCTTAATTTCTATTATTGCTTCATTAACTAATGCTGGAGATAGATGTCCTGTTGATTGTCCAGCATTTGGCTGCCCTGCTGGAATTACATCGGGCATCATACTAGTAACTTTATTTCTATTAGTGAAGAAAGTCTGTTCGTTTAAGGTAAGTGCTTGTATATCAGTTTCTTCAGTCCAACCGTGTAAATATGTAGCAGCATTATTTCCTAAAACATTTGTATAATCTATTAGGTTTGTTCCTTCGCCATTATTATCATGGTACGAAAATCCATCGCGCGTTCTCCATATTTGGAATTGTCCTGAAGTATTTACGTTCCCAATATATTGATTATCCTGATCAGTATAAATATGAAACCAACTTAAAGTTCCACTATTTGGTGTAATTTTTTTTATAAATTTACTGCCAGCTCTTTTGACACAACCTAAAGTTACATCGGGTATAGCATTAACCAAGTCTTTAACTTGTCCTGCTAATTTTAATTCATCTGGTTGCTCTGATATTCCTAATACATAGTTTGGTACTTGTTGAGTTACTGTTGCCATTATCTCTGTAATCCTTTATATGGTTTATAGGTTGAATAATTTGTGTGATGAGGAAAACCAAGCATATTGTAATCCCCTTGATTACATTCATATTCCATACATGAGGCTCTAGCCATTTGCTCTTGAGCAGCTAAAAGTTGTACTAATTGTGTGTTAGTAACCATCTGAGTTGCCGCTCTCCCAGCTGCTTTATAAGTTATGTATCTTTTAAATATTGAAGGTAAATCTTCATACTCAAAAAAGTAAACGACATTTAATAAAACATCGTCATCAAATTCATAAGTATGATTTACCTTGTCATATAATTTTCCATCACGTCTAACAGGATCAATTGTTTTATCTTCTGGATTTTCTTGATCTAGACGCAAAACATTTGTAGGTATAACAATATGTTTATTTGTGTCAGGTGTAAAAGTAACGTGATCTTCTCTATTAAAAGACCAACCTTCGTTTTGAATATCACTATTACACTCTTTTAGTATTTGATAGACAAGTGCTATCTCTGGATTTTCAAAAGTATTTGCAATTTCTGAAGCTGAATTACTGACGTTTGAGGTCACTGTTCCTAACGTTGTGACAGGAGATTGACCGATAGCTCCCAGTATTGTATTTACAGCGGAGAGTTCTGTCTCGGTATCTATTGTTGTGGGAGTAGTCATATTTATGAATAAAAAAAAGGGGTCCCGAAGACCCCGTGAAAATATAAAAATTAGAACCCTGATGGAGCAGAAGCACCAACATAAAGTTCAACAGCAGCAGCTGGGTTTAGGTAATCTGCACCCATAGCCATGCGACCTAATATAACGTCACCTTGGTAAATCACCGAAACGTCACCATTAGTTACTTGAACTTGTGGTCCGATTGCCTCAACAACACCAGCAGCTTCCTTTTGGAAGATAAGTCCGCAAGACTTAGCACCTAACTCAGAGTTAGTACCGTAGTCATTGTTAACTCCGCCTGTTGCGTTAGCGTTCTCAGGTGTAGGTCCAATGAAATCACCAGTATTTCCAGGACTTGTCTCACCTGTTGTACCGCCATACTTAACACCATACTTACCTAAGAATGGAATATTCATAGATTTGTAAATGTGTATTCCAGCGATCTCGACAACGCCGCCACCGCCTTGTAAAGCAGTACCTTGTACGTCTCTGTTTACTAGACCGTTAGAACCGATGTCTTGTATGAGGGAATAATATTGCCTAGGGTTAAGCACCGCGCATCTCCCTTGAGAGCTGACTCCTTTTTCGTCAAGAGCCGCAGCAGCATCATAGAATGCGTTTACTAGATTTCCAGCGTTGAAAGCATCAGATTCGTTAGTTGTTGATCCAACTCTGATCTGAGTTCCGCCAGGTTCTACAAAGTTTGTTGCAGATACTGGAGAAGCAGATCTAGCTCCGCGTGTAATTGAACGGAAGATTAATCTGTCATACTTCTCAGCAAGAGCATATCCAATTTTCTTAGATATTTCTCCTCTCAATTCGTAATGTGCAAGTGTTTCATCTAAGTCATAAACAAAAGCTGAACTGATTAATAGATCGTCCATTACAATTGTTTTTTCTGCGACTGGAGGAGCTTTGTCACTATTTCCTAATATAGGAGTTCCAGGAGTATGGAACGAACTGGTCATGCGACCTGTATAGATGAACTGTAGAGATTTGCCGTTCTTTAAGGTTCTCTTTGTGACGAGATCTCTTGCGATAGTCTCGTGCTGGAAGCCTTTGAACATTTCTCCACTGAACAATTTTAAGTACAAATTATATTTATCATTTGCACCATCGTAACCTGTGCCTGTAGATAGATTACTTCTACCTAAAGCAACTTGATTAGCATTAGCCATTTTTCAGTTAAAAATTAAAGGTATATTTACTTGTCTTGTCGTACGAAAAGTTGCGAGTCTTACGCGACTCATTAGTTGTTGTGGTCTATCCCACCGTCATGACGGCTGATGAGTATCCTCGTAAGGGTCAAAAGCCAAATTGATAAGGGAGGACTTGCACCTCCCAGTCGGCTTTACCGATTATCTTTTTGTGTATGTGATGCCACGATACTTTAGTTTCATTTCTCTTTTGAAATTTTGTTGCTCTTTTAGTCGAGCTTGCAATTCTACTGGAGACATAATTAACCTCAGTACCTAAGCCCCGTTCCATGCTTAGGAGTCATGCGTCCCAGAAGGGATGAACGGACGTGGCTTCTATTCTCCTGTAAGAGCTTCCTCTAATGATTGAGGCTCTTTAGTTTTTTTAGTTGTTTTGTTAAACTCTTCAACAGGTATATTTTTTCTACCTGTTGTAGTTTGTTTCCAATGTCTTTGATTCTCTGCCATTATATTCGGGTAAATTATTCCAGTGCCTGATGACACCGGAACATATAAATAAATTAGTAATTAAAGTTAAATGTAAAACAATTTTTTCAACCAATTTCTGGGGCGATTAATGAAACTTGTGTTGACTCCGCTGATGCTAGATCAAGAGGGAAGTTGTGAGCGTTACGCTCGTGCATTACTTCAAAGCCAAGGTTAGCTCTGTTAAGAACGTCAGCCCATGTTGGGACAATCTTTCCATTAACGTCACTAATTGACTGGTTAAAGTTAAAACCATTAAGGTTGAATGCCATTGTGCATATACCCATTGAGGTTAACCATATGCCCACGACTGGCCATACACCAAGAAAAAAGTGTAGAGCGCGAGAATTGTTAAAAGATGCATATTGGAAAATTAATCTCCCGAAGTAGCCATGAGCTGCAACGATGTTATAAGTCTCCTCTTCCTGACCAAATTTATAACCATAATTCTGTGACTCCAAACCAGTCGTCTCGCGAATAAGCGAGGAAGTAACAAGACTTCCGTGCATAGCAGCGAAAAGAGATCCACCGAATACCCCAGCAACACCGAGCATGTGGAACGGATGCATAAGGATATTGTGTTCTGCTTGAAATACGAACATGAAGTTAAAAGTACCAGAAATACCAAGAGGCATACCATCACTGAAACTCCCTTGCCCGAAAGGGTAAACGAGAAAAACCGCTAAAGCTGCTGAGAGTGGAGCTGTGTATGCTACAAAGATCCAAGGTCTCATACCTAAGCGATATGAAAGTTCCCATTGTCTACCAGCGTATGCTGCTACTCCTATTAAGAAGTGGAAGACAACAAGTTGATATGGTCCACCGTTATATAGCCACTCGTCCAAAGTGCCGGCTTCCCAGATAGGGTAAAAGTGCAGTCCTATTGCGTTGGAGCTAGGGACAACTGCTCCAGATATAATATTGTTTCCATAAATTAAAGAACCGGAAACTGGTTCACGTATGCCATCTATATCTACAGGCGGTGCTGCGATAAAAGCGAGTATGAAACATGTAGTTGCAGCTAGTAAGCAAGGGATCATTAAAACACCAAACCAACCTACATATAGTCTGTTGTTTGTGCTTGTAACCCACTCGCAGAACTTCTGCCAATTATTACTAGCGTCTCTAGTTATTGAGATTGCTGCCATTTAAAAAATTCCTGGAATTATTTGTCCTGTTGTTACGTATGCGCCTATGGCTGCTACGAAACCAAGCATCGCTGCCCAGCCATTAAATCTTTCTGCTTCGTGTGTCATTATTGGATTTGTATTTGTGTGAAGTGGTTCAACTATTTGCATAGGAACCACAATTTGTTCAATTGTTTCGTTGTTCATGGTTTGTATTCTTTGCCTACACCAGCTTGAACGCATTTGCCTTTCTTGCTGTCCCACCGGAACCCCGATGGGCAGCGGCGGGAAGGTGGTTTAGGTGGCTCTCTTAGTGTTGTGTATTGCATGATTAATTACCTCCAAGTGCTTTTTTATAAGCTGCCTCTTTAGCTTTCTTAGCTTCTTTAATTTTTTTCCAGTTACTACCAAACTCAGCAGTCATCTTACTGAAGTCTTTGTATGCATTTTTTTTTGACATAATTAAAATTGAAGATCTGATCTATCTAATTTTTCTATAACTGCCTGCCTGTATGCAGGGTCGTTTTCATATCTAGAATCACTCATAGCTGCAACAAGTTGAGCCTGAGATTGATAAACATCTGTATTTGTTTTAGCTGGTTTACCTTGCAGCATTCTTCCTTCATACCCTGCATCATTTTGATATTGAGCTACTAACCCATTTACTGCTAGCTGTATGGAGTTTTTATCCCCAGTATTCACTAAATTATCAAATGAATTAATTGCATCATCAGAGAGATTATCAGCTGCCCACATCATGAGATTTTCATACTGCCGTTGACCACCAACTGATTGGTGAATTGAATCAATAGCAGATTGATTGATATCAGCATTCATTCCCATATCTTTTGCTCGTCCAGATAAATAAGCATCAACTGCTTCTTTAGAAATACCAGCACCAGTTAACTGGTTATGCATTTCTTGAGTTATCTGACCATTATTTTCATAAAAATGTTTAGCAATACTATAAGGATCAACATTCTTATCTTTAAATAAATTACCTAAAGTCTCACCATAATCTTTGTTAACACTTTCATAATTTACTGAACCATCTTCTCTGTATAATTCTGGCTCTTCAGATTCTTCCTCTGTAGATTCTTCCTCTACTTCTTGGGTTTCTTGCCGCCCTTCTTGTACGCCATCTTTGTCTCCTAATTTTTTTTGTAGTTCAACGTATGCTTGTTCTAATTCTTCAGCATTCTTATATTTACCAGCAAGTAATTCACCTTGCTCTTCAACCATTTTCTCTCCAACTTGTAGAGAATCTTGCTCTTCGGCGGTTAGCCCTTCCTGTTGAGGAGTATCATTTACTGTTAAAGTTTCTGCCATTATTCTTCCATAGGTGGTTGTTCTTCTGCACCTTCAGGTTCTTCTAACATTGCAGGGTTCTTACTTGGGTCCATTAAAGGAGCACTAGCAAGTTGACCCATTTGTTTAGTCATTTCCTGAGCTTGCATCATTTGTTGTTGTTGTTGCATCTCTTGCTGTAACTGTTCCTTAGTCTTAATTAGGTTAAGAACATCTATACCTTGAGCTGCTGCTAGTCGTTTGATATATTCAGCTGCATCTACATGCTTCATAGCTGCCTCTGGTCCAATAGTCTGAGCCAATGTAGTTATGAATTGAGTAAGTGATTCTCTATCCTGTCCTCTACCTAAAGCATTAACGCCAGCTACTATCTGAGGTCTTACTAAATCTTTAGGAATCTTAGGAAGTTCATTATTTCTTTGAAGAATATGTAACGTCCTATTGAGGTAGGGTATGAGAAATTCTACCGTCAGGAGGCTGAAGAGTCCGCCAAGCTGTTGTTCAAGTTCTAGCTGAGTAAGGCGTACCTCCTCTGCTGTAGTTCTTTCGCTTTGTCTAATTTGTAAAACAAGAAATGCTTCATTGATTCTTCTTTCTAAAGTAGAAATCATTTCAGCTGCTGTTCTAAAGTCTGCGGTTTTTCCAACCTGAACAACTTGTACGTCTTCCGCTCTTCCCTGAACTATTGCTCCATTCCCTGCCTGAGCAAGGGTCTTAGGTTTTGTAGTTGATGAAGGGCTGACTAGAAATACAACTTTTGCTGCTGCTGAACTGCCTTCCGTTAGTGCTTGAGACAAACCTTCTAAAGATTTAAGATCCCCAAGGAACTCTTCAACTCTGCCACGACCGTAATCTTCTCCGTCTACAGTATTAAAGCGCAATACGAGCCAAGGATTAGCGTTCTTTGGCGCACTACTTCTAGAGCCAGCAATAATTTTATCGAAAACTTCTTGATGCCATACCCATCTGCCGCTTTCTAAACGAACATAGGTAAAGACTTCTACATCATTTTCATCAGACTTGTCTTCGTCAATCCCAGTATTGGGTTGTATTGGTTCCTCTAAGTCTGCGTTGAGGACCTGTCGACTGATAAGTTCCTTTGTGACAATCTCGATTACGTTCCCGTTTCCATCTCTATTAACAACGAAACGGTTAAGGGGATAGTGTTTGAGACCATCTTTGCCCATAAATATTAATGCATTCCCAGATACAATTAAGTGTTTTAAAGCTTGGTTTACTACCACTCTGTCAGTAGAAGCATTGATGTAATCCATTACCATTCTCTCCATCTTGGAGAAAGATAAATCCATCTCACTTCTTACTTCAGCTGGTAGGTCTACACCTAACTTGTCATCTCTTATTTGTAACTTGAAGAATGAGGTTTGCGGAGGTAGAAGTGCTAAGCCGAGCTTTGCACTAAGATTTACAACCGCTTTGGCTCCAATACTTTGCCAAGGTGTAATTAACCTCTTGTGATTAGGACCATTAATGTCATCTTTAATTAAATAGGGCAACGTCAATTCACTACAGTCAACAGCGGTGTCAAGGAACTGCGTACGACCATTGGTAAGTCGACTGTATCTTTGGCGTGCCACGGTCATGGAGCGTTAACTCCTCCAGCTGGGCTATTATTCATACCAGTATTAACAGCTGGTGCTGCGCCTAATCCAGCTAAACCTTTTTTAGTAGTTTGCTTATCTCTTTTTTGTTTAGCGTTCTGTTGAATCTGTATTGATTCATCCATCTTTTTTGTCTTCTCATCATCACCAGATCCTGACGCCGCAGGTCCTGGACTTTTAACCGAAGGTGGTGGTGTTAATTGCGCTCTTTGAGGTTGATTTCTTCTATCTCCTCCTAATATTCCAAGTGATGAGGCAGCTGTTGCTAAGCCACCTATAGCACTTATTAATGGCATGACTGGTGCACACATTAGATTTCATCCTCCATTATGGATTTTATATATTCAATAACGCTGGCTTGACCAGCTCTGTAGAAGATTGTTTGTGTATCTTCTTTTGGATGGATAGGTTTCCAACCGAAGTTTTCCTCTAGCTTTATAAGTAACTTATCGAGTCTCTCGTTATGTAACCTAAGCGTATTGAGGGAGATTTCTGTTGTCATGTTCAAAAAATGCTGGCATTCTTGCAGCTTTGGTGGTAACTAATTGAGGTGCTTTGCCCTCGTACATAAGACGATCACTACAATCAAGCCAAAATTTTTTGCTTAAATATTGATCGTCATTTTGCATTTTTAATGGTTGCATAATCCAATTGATTGTTGCCACTCTTAGTTTGTCCAGTGATTGACTAGGTTTGAAACCTAGCTCTGCACATACCAAAGAGTTGGAAGCAACATGGATCTGTTCATCGCGAGAGATGTCAGCAGATACAGTTGCTAAACCAGCATCACCATTGAATCTAAAGAAAGGAAGCAAAACAAAAAATATTGCTCTTTCTATTACTAATGCTTTTAATATTGTGTGATCGGGATGAGCCATCCAAGCATCTCTTAGGCGTAGTGCCTCAGCTTCAGCTTGATCATCTACGCCATGAGCGTTAGTGATGTATCCAAGAGCTAAGTCATGTTTAATCTCATCCGTTACGTTCGATACGAGAAGTTCTCTAGATAATTTAGGAATCTCCGAGAGAGCATCTTGTATGAAATCGCCAACCGGTAATTCCATATGGCGTATTGCAAGAGCACGGTAGATGGTTTCTTCTGCACCATTTTTAAATTTTCCTTTGGTGGTTTGGACCGGTGTCCAAGTTCTTTTTCTATTTAATAATTTTTCGTAGGGGTTCATTGTTGACAGTCACAGCCTATTTCATCGGGTTTGTTGCTCATTATGTCTGCCAAGTATTGGTCAACATCAGATTGGTCAAGTGCAGCATAAGCATCTGACTTGTCCTGAACGTCACCCATTACTTGTAGTGAATAATAGAGAGACGTTTGTGGACTTTTTAGCCACTCGTCTATAAATGCTTCATCGTAAGTCACCATGTCGCTCCAAGAATTGAAGCTGTAGCCATGAAGCAAATCAGTTCTTCGTAGCATGACCATAAGTTCATCCGCTACTTTTTTATAAACATCCCAGCCTACCTCGCTGGCTATTTCTACGTTGCCATATTCAACTCTTTCTACCCCTAATGTCCCCGAATCTCTATCAACTGTACGAGCTATCGGTGGTGCGATCTCTGGAGTTGCTGTGAAGCCTTTGAGATCTTTACTTCTATAAGAACAACTAGCTGTTGGAGCTATGGCAAATGCTCTAACCATGTTGTTCTCTCTTGCTATATTGGCTGCTTCAGTAACGCCCAGATAAAGTTCGCGAGCAGCCATTCCTGCGTAACCCTCGTAGCTTTCACCATCATTAACTGATTGCAAAGCTTCGCCAAACTGAGCGTATGTAATATTATTGTTAGCTAAAAAGTTAGCTAGTCCAAGGAATCCAAGTCCGACTTGGCGATCCTTTTCGGGTGGGAGATATTCTCCACTTGATCCAACACCTGTTTTGCTATGGAGATCGCACAGTTCTGACATACCTGCACGCATAGCCTCTCGAATGTTCCCGATACGACAGGCTGACAAATTAATATGTTGGAGGAGGCACGTTCCGCGTGAGGGCAAATATACTTCGAGGCATACATTCCCATAGATTCTGTTTCCATTATTATCGTGTTTTATTTTGTTGAGCCAGATGTCTCCCCTAGCAATTCCTTGTAGGATTGCTGTCTTTGTTTCAGCTGATTGACTAGACCAGTCTTGTTCTTCTCCAATGTCGATACACCGTTTAACCCACGGTAAATCGTGCCGAGGAGTTTCGATGAAAATATTAATATCGGGATGTGTAATATCAAGATGGAGCACAACAGCACCGTTCCGGTACGTGCCCCCGCGCCTAAGTATTTCATTTAATGTTGAGTAAATTTTTCCGAATGATGTTGGTCCTGAAGCAACGAGTTCATCAGTTCCTTTAGAAGTTTTTGTTCCGCTGGGTCTAAGTTTCGACAGGTGGACTGCAACGCCAGCTCCATATCTGAGAGCATGCGATACAAATCGCCAGCTCGCTTCGATTCCATTAGCTCCTTCCATTGAGTCTTCTACTACAAAGACAGTGCATGAAACGGGTAGACGTGAAGTGGGATTATCAATCCAAGACTGGACTCTGCCAGTTCGAGCGATCATATTAGCCATTTATATTAAGTCCTCTAAATATGGTTCTTTATAATTTGGTCCTTTAAGTACTTTCCCATCCTCTCTTTTTATGGGATTACCTTGTTCATCGAGTTTAGAAAGATTGCTTTGATGTATTCGCTCTAATGCTCTATCAAGATCCCAGCCCATATTGACTGAATATTGATAGCAAACATAAACTAAATCACCTAATTCTTTTAAACAATCTGCATGAATCTTTTCGCTTTTTCTATAAAGCATGCGTTCGGCTTCTAAGAACTCTTTAAATTCTTCAATAATTAAACCTAATTGATAAGTTTTAACTGGCATAGATGGTGAGTTACCAATGTTGTATGCTTTTCTAAACTCTTTTGCTTGTTCTAAATTCGATTTCATTTGATAGGTAGTGGATGGCTTTAGATAAATCTTCTATATCGTTATTTTTATAACCGGCTCTACATACATATTTAATTACGTTTCCGAGGTGGAATCCGAGTCCTTGGTCTCTAATAAAATCCCAAACATCAATGGAACCTCGTTTGTAGTATTCTGGTCCTTGGTCGTTGGTGGTTTCGGCCATTTTTTTATAAGGTTTGTTATACAGTTTGATAAGACAAAGGCTTGTTCTTGAAGAGCAATCATTACAGTAATGATGTCTTCTTTTCTTGTCTCAGGTTTTGCGAGTAAGATCTCAAGCTGTCGTAGCTTCAAGTCTTGCTCCATCGTTAATTTTGTAATTGGAGGTGGCGGTCCAAAGGATTGGTTCTTGTTTGTCTGAGTCATAATCTTCGTAGGTTAATATTCTTGCGAGTCGAGCATTAGTTAATGCATCTTCCTCAGTCATGCCTTTCTCCTCAAAAGTTTCTACAACTGCTTTCCATGTGTAGCCTTTTTCTTGAAAGATTTTCTCAGCACGTTTTATACCAATTCCTGGCACACCGCTGTATCCATCAGTGTTATCGCCTGCCATCGTCTGAACCAAATGCCATTTAGCACCCTCTTCAGGTGTAATGTCAACTGTTTCATTGAAGTCATATAATTTACCAGCAATTTGCCTCATATCTTTGTCAGGAGAGACAATAATATTGCCTGTATATTTAGTGGCGTAAATCCCTAAGCTATCGTCAGCTTCGAGATTATCTTTAATAATTACCTTGTAGTGTTTCTTAAGTTCATTTATGACTCTTTTAAACCCACATGGTTTTTTTCTATTTCGATGACCCTTGTATTCCGGTAAAATTTTTTTCCTAAAATTATTAGGACTTGTGAAAAATAAAATTATATCCTTATGAAAAGGAAATTCATTTCTAATTTTATCTAGGTCTCTTTCAACGCATTTCATAGCTTCACTAAATTGTGAAGTAACTACTATTACATCGTCACCAAAATCTAATTCTGTTTCAGCAGCTGCACAGCATTTATATACTATATAGTCGCAATCAATTAGTAATTTCATATATTTAATGAACGTCAGCCCATGTTGCGCCTTGCTTTGCTTCAGCTGCTATGGGACAACGTAAGTTGTAATACTCTCCAGCTAGCCGTGCTGATTCTTCAAGAACACTCATAAGAATCTTTGCTCCATCTGGATTTGTTTCGTACTGCAATTCATCGTGTACGAAGGCAAGTTGTTTAGTGTGAATATGGTTTTTACAAACATCGTCAGCAATAACCATCCATCGTTTGGCTACCACACCAGCTCCGCACTGTAAAAGGTAATTCAGTCCTTTGTGAGGACTATCAACTAAGACTTTACGTTGATCTATAACCGTCAGATAACCTTGTTTAGCTTTAGTATTTACTGCTGCTAATAGCTCGGCTAATCCATCAATAGCTTCAACATAAGCCTTTCTAATTTCTTGTCCTTTCTTACTGGCTTTAGCTGGAGTTAAGGAGTTATCGTACGACAAACCTAGTTTTAAATTTCCAGCCCCATAAAGGAAGGCATAAGTTACAGTCTTAACTTGTCTTCTAGTTATTCCTATTTTGTCAGCATTAACTTGATGAATATCATCATTGAGTAATATGTCGGCGTATCGACCTCCGTCATATCGTCCCAAGTAATGAGCTAACATTCGTAGCTCTATCCCAGATAGGTCAGCACCTACCATTACTTTGTTTGGACTTGCTTTAAATAGTTGTCTAAACTTTTCGTCAGCTGGTACTTGAGCAAGATTAGGCTTGCGGTGAGCACAGCGAAAAGTGTTAGTGGAAACTGAGCAATGATGATGCAATCGGCTAGATGTCGTACATAGCTTGAGCCATGCGTTCACGCCTTGCGATATCATTCCTAGCTTCTTCTTCAGATCCAAAGCTTTCGCACATAATTTGCAAAAGGGATGATCTATCTCCTTCAATGTAATCTCGTCTATAATTAGCTTCCCAGTCGTTGTAGTCTGGGTCAACGTAATCTTCAGACGGTTTTGAAGTATCCATGCTATGTGATCTCGTGAAGTTGGGTTAAATTCAATTAATCTTTGTGATTCTGATCCTTCGATGTAACCGGTGGACTTGTTATTTCGTTTAGGAGTGAACATCTTTCCTCCAACGAAAGGGAATTGTCCTCGAAGTATTGCAGCAGTTTCTTCCATCTCTCTTCTGAGATGTGATTCAAGTTGCTGACCTTTTGATTCATCAAAGTACCATCCATGTATTTCTTGTTCTGTTAAAATTTCTGCGACTCGGTGTTCTAACGCGAGCCAGTCATGTAAGGGCGGAAGTGCTCGCATAATTTAGTTGTAACGTGTACGTCTTGTACGCAATAATCTTGCATCTCTTGTGACCAGTCTTTCCAGTCAGTTGTTTTTCCAAAATCTCCTTTATATTCGCCAAGCCTATAGCCATAAGCTTCTAAAGAATGGCGACCATAAAGTTGTAATGGCATGCGTTCTATATTTCTTCTCTTATCTATCTCCATCATGTTTGGATGATATAAGCGAGATAGCACAAGAGTATCCACAACTTCAGCAGTAGTACTAAAAAAAGGATATACTTTCCGAAAAACAGGTAAGTCATAACCAATGATGTTATGACCAACAATGACATCAGCTGTACTGAGCCAATGACAAGCTTCCGTGATCGGTCTGCACTTTCCACCGTTATTGTTAAAGACGGTGGTTTCCTCCGTTTGGGAGTCGTAGATGGCAACGCAATGTATCTCAGAAACGTCATGTAATAATCCGTTTGTTTCGCAGTCAAATACGAGCATTTGTTTTTCCGACATATGTTTTATCTTTAAACTTGGCTTTTTTGACTGCTTCTTTACTAGGTAAATTTGGTTTCTTCAGTTCCTCAGAAGTCTGTGGTGGGACTGAAAATTGTGTTTGTAGTTTCATTAAATTTACAGGTGGCTTTATCGTATTTGAGTTCAGCAGCCACACCTGTCTCTCCTGAATATCTGTTCTTTAAAACTCTTAAAGTTGAGACATCATCGGGATTCTGCTGATCGCGTTCCAAGGCGAGTACGGTGTCGGATAACTGGCTTATACTTGCAGATCCGCGAAGCATACCAATCGAAACTTTCTGTCCATCCTCTATCGCTTTATCTCCTTGCGCTCGTCTTAAGTGAGAAACTAAAAATAATTTAATTCCTGTACGTTCAACCAGACTTCTTAAATCAGTCATGGTTTTATCTATTGTTCTCCTCTCATCCATATTTCCATCTAAGCCAGAAAGTAATATTGATAGGTGATCGAGGAAAACTATTTTTATATCTAAACCCAGAGCCATATATTCGATACGACTGTAGATAACATCACTAGATAAGCTACCAAAGTGGTCGTATAAATAAAGATTCCAGTCTTGAATAGTTTTGTCATAGGCATCTTTCAGGGTGGTGTATTCATGTTCTCCAAGATGTAAAGCTTTACCCACAGCTACGGACATAAGCCCTAATGCTGTGCGCCTGTTAGATTCTTCTAATGCGATATACCCTACTCTTGTGCCGGCATTTAGTAACTCAGTTGCCAGCTGTCGGCAAAAGGTACTCTTCCCTTGACCTGTGCCGGCTGTTATAGTTGTAAGTTCCCCATAGCGTATGCCATGAGTCATAGATTGCAGTCCAGGAAAGGGATATTGGTGATTACATGGAGGACTGGGTGTGGTTACTGCTTCAAGTAGCGTCTTACCATCAACGATGCCATCCGGCTGATAAGGCTTCGCATCCCAGATAGCCCTGCATATAGCCTTTGAATCTTCGTTTTGGAGTGCTTCTGACGCATCCTTATATTTGTCCATTCTTGCAATGAAGACCTTACCTGTTGGTAAGACTTGCGCTGCAAGTTCTGTAGCTCTTCGTCCGGCATCATCGTTGTCGAAGAACAGGACAATCTTCTCGTAGCCTTGTAGTAAAGGTATTTGTTTTTTAATGTCTTTTTGTGCGGACGCTGCGCCATGTGGTAACGAAACCATCGGCCATCCGTCCATCGCTTCATAACAGCTCGCAGCATCTAGTTCGCCCTCAGTAATAACAATACGGTTGCCGCTAGCAGGAAATAAATGCTGACCGAATAGGGTATCGGTGGTTTGCCCTTCATATTTAAAGTCTTTACTTTTAGTTTTTATTTTGAATCCTTTAATTCGTCCATCACTGTCGAAATAAGGGAAGCGTAAGTATGCATCGTCTCTATAGATTTTGTAAAACTGGCATACCTTTTCGCTAATTCTTCGTTTTTGCAGCCTTTGGGCTGAGCCTTTGAAATTAACATTTGCTTGCATGGGTAGTTGTTGTTCTTGCCCATCTCCAGCAGTTCTAGCTTGACAACTAAAACAATAAGTGTGGCCGTCTGTATATACCGCTAAGGCATCAGACGAGCCACAGTCTGGACATGGTTCGTGTCTAATAAATTCGCTTTCAGTCATCGAAGCCAATCAATTGGTATGGCGTGAAAAGCACACCATTTAATTCCATATCTCTGACACCACTTTGCGTAGGTTGTCTTTGATTTTTTATTTATTTTTTTATAAGGGTCTTGAAATACAAGACGTAAATCTATTTCCGGATTTTCTAAAATTACCTGTTTTATTTTACGCCTATCTTCTGGCTTCCAATATCCTTTAGTCTCTAGGATTACTCCATTAGGCAATATAAAATCAGGTGTGTATTGATGTTTGATTGTATAAGAAAAACTCTTTCCCTCATACTCATAATCCACACCTAACTGACATAAAAGATCAGAGACTTTCTCCTCTAATCCTGACTTAAACATTAGAAGTCGTCTTCTTCTACTGAACTGGGAGTTGTGTCAGGAGTGACATTAGGATCATCAGCCTTAAAGCCAGCAGTAGTTCCGAAAAGCTCTGCTACGCCTGCTTCATCCAAGTCCCCAGTATCAACCCCAGCTCCGGTTTGGACTGATACAACTTGTATGCCCGATAACTTAACACTAGTACCATAGGTAGTGCCATCACGAAGTATATAAGGCTTTTGTATAAACCCAATTTTAACTTTTGACCCTTCATATACTGGTGTATCTGTATTGGTTATGGGTGTACCTTCTGTATCTACAACAGGAGGTTTCTTATCCTCAGCCCATGAGAATTTAATTATGTATTTACCATCTTCTACTTCTTCCCAAGGAGTTGGTTTCAATACAGCTCTCTTAGGATTCTTTAGTTTTGACTCTGCCCATTTAAGACAGTCAGCTCTTTCTTC